GAGTCAAGCACAATATGGTAGATATCAATTTAGTGGTAGTAATAATCCATTATTAAGTAAAATTATGCCTGGTATGAATCTACAGAAGATGAAAGGATTACAGGGTATTGTTGGTGGATTAATGGGTAAAGATGGTAAAGATAGTACAGCAGGTCAATTACTTAAGGCAATTGCTGGTGGTGGAGATGGTGAAACACCTGGAATGATGGATACTTTATTTGGTATGTTTGGAATGCCTACTAAGAAAGGTGGTGGAGGAGGTGGTGGTAATAAGACTGCTGGACCTATTGGTGCTGCATTTAAAGCATTAATGGGTGGTAAAAAGAAACCGTCAAGAAAAGAAAAAGATGCAGAACAGCAGAGGATGTTCAGAGAAAGGCAGAAACAGCAAATGATTCAACAAGGTGTTAATCAGAAAAATGCTGCTGCTAGGGAAACTATGGCACGTGCTCAGGAACTAACTAATACAACAATACAAGCAGTTTCTAAATCTAATGAGAAAGTTATGCAGGGTATTTCAATTGCAAACCAGGCAGTACAAAGATCTGCTGCTTCTTCTCAAGGAGGAGGAGGCGGTGGAGGCGGTGGTCTTATGGGATTCCTTAAGAAAACTGGTGCTGCCCTTCTTGCATCTCAAAAAGGTAAGTCATAATGAGTGAAAAAATAAGAACTTCTTCTGGTGAGATTGGATTTAAATGTAGTCTTTGGCGTAATGGTAAGAGGTTAGAAAACGCTGATGGTAAATATGAATTAGCTGAATTTATAAAGGGATTTGAAATAATTGAAGCTCTAGAATCTGCAACTATAGAAGCAAGGTTTGTTGTAGAAGATTCTGCTGGTATAATGGGAGCATTATCAGGATCAGAAGTATTTAAATTAACTATATTTCATCAGTCTGGTGATCGTGATTATTGGTTAAGATGTTATCATATTGAAGATCGTAGTAGAACTAATCAAAGTTCTGATGTTTTTATCATTAACTGTGCATCAGATGAATATATTAAGAATGAAATAGCAAATGTTTTTGGACATACTGAAAAAATATTTTCTGGTGCTATAGAAGCATCACAGATTATTAGAAAACTAATTAGGAAAAAAGATTTTCTTAATAGTAAGAAGAGAGTATATTTAGAATCTACTATCAATAGACAAAGACTTGTTATTCCAAATTGGAGACCATTAGATGTAATCTATTGGATTGCAGAACGTGCTATACGTAAGACTGAAAAAGGTGGTACATTACAAAATGGATTTAATTTTTGGGAGTCATCTTTAGGATTTCATTTCCAATCAATAGATAAAATGATTGAAAATGTTAATAAGCAAGAGGAAAATAAAGCAACTGATGCAGTAAAGGGTGTACCTGCATTATATACATACACATATTCTCCAAAACAAATTGGTGGTGAAGAAGGTGGTGAAGACCAGTTTAAAATTGACACTGTAGTTTTTCCAGATGAAAGAAGTTATCTTATGGGATTGAGACACGGTAGTTGGTCAGGGTATAGTATTGGGTTTGATCCAGTTAATATTTCAAACTCTAAGGTTGGTGTTAGTACTGATATGAAGAAGGACAAGTATGAGTATGGTATTAAAAAATTATGGAAGAAGATGGCACATATTGGAGGTACAAATTATAAGAATCCAGTAACTCTAATGGATGATGAGATACAAACGATAATCAATAAACCAAAGAGAGTTCGTTATACTATGATGCCTAATCAGATATTTGATCCAAAGTATGTAGATAATCCTCAGAAAAATTATAATGAACTTGTAGAACTTCAAGCATATGAATATCTACGTAGAGAGACATTTAAGAATATTAAATTATTGATTACTATTCCTGGTAATTTGGATCTATATGCTGGATTTGGTATTGTTGTTAAAATACCTGCTACCTTTAAAGCTGGTAATACTCCTCAGATGGATAGGAAGTATAGTGGTAGGTATGTTATTGTTGGAGTAAGACATCATACAGGTGATGGTTTGAAGATGAAGACAGAGTTGTTGCTTGCACGTGATAGTATGATAGGATAAATAGTATTGTTACCTACTAGTAACGGAGACAAAAATTATGAAAACTATCGAAGAACACATTCAAAAAGATAGAGACATCCTTGACAACCCAACAATTAGTCCTGCAGCTCGTAGGCATGTTGCAGAAGAGTTACATGAGTTAGAAGTTTATCGTGAGCATCATATTGAAGAGATTAATGCTGGTGACCATCATGATCCTAATACCATTGAACTATTCTGTGAAATGCATCCTGATGAGCCAGAGTGCCTAGTGTATGACGATTAATGAACAATTTTTTATCATGGTTACTTGGAACTTGGTCTAATAAAATTCAAGCACAATCCAGTCCTTTACTCTATAAACAAGTATTTGTTAGGTGGGAGGATGATGGAGAATTTCTACATTCTGTGCATTGGGGTAGAAAGGAAGAACGTAGTCCATATTTAACAACTAATAAAAAACTAAAAGTACTATCCGATACTGAAGTTATGCTTGAGCATTGGGGTGGTACTTATAGTGGGTTTACACGGAATGAAAGTTGTGATATGATACTAAAGTTTGATGGATCCGCATGGATGGGTAAGTTTGATACCAGTATGGATAATGTAACTGGTCACGCAGAACTCGCTGTTTTTGGTCATAAACTTTTCATGAGAGATAGGTTTATAGATTCCGAAGGCAAGATTATCTGGGGAGCAGATGAGATCTATAAGTTTAACAGAATAAATACATAAAAACCTATTAGAAGATGTTACAGCAAGAAGCTACCTCAATTGATGGAATTGTAAATGAACCTACGATTAACTTTGTAGGTAAGGATGGTTTTTGGTGGTGGGTAGGAGAAGTCGAAGATAATGAAGACCCTATGGAATTAGGTAGGGTTAAAGTGAGGTGTCTTGGATATTATACTAATATTCGTGGTGGTACTACTGCAGATTTAAAAACGGATCATTTACCTTGGGCTACTGTATTACAACATACATCTCAAGCAGGTAATGATGGTCAAGGTGAATCTTCTGGACAATTGCAACCTGGAGCAATTGTTATGGGATTCTTTATGGATGGTGAGAATGCACAGATGCCTTTGGTTTTGGGTGTCATGCGTTTGAACAAAGCTTCAGGTTCAAGAGAAAAGAAAGAATTTGCTTTTACTGGTGAAGCAATGAGTTCAACCAGTACAGGTACTATTAATCCAGCATCTAATAAACCAGGAGATCCTAATAGCATTTCTACTGATAATGTAAGAAGACCTGGAGTTGCAAATAATAGTGTTTCTACTGTTGCAGCAGCAAAAACTACACAAATTGGTGGAAAGGGATCTCCTAGTAATATAGGTACAACACCTGGAGTTAACGGTAGTGGTGGTAATCCCACTAAACCTAGACAACCATCTAAACCTATTCCTGTTGGACAAGGTGTTGGTGGTCCTTGGAAGAGTGTAGATTATCAATTATCATATCTGTTGGAAGATTTAGCTGATAAATCTGCATTATTAGTAAAGGATGAGAGTGGAGATTTCTTTAATGTTATTACTGGTAAGGTTGTTACTGCAAAAGAACTTACAGCAGGTATTCAAAATTTCTTAGGTGCAGTATTTACTCAGGCAATAAGTGCTATGAGAGGAGCAGCATCTAGTCTTGTTGAAGGATTGGACACTGATACATTAAAAGAGAAGTCAAATGGTGTTCCTTATACTATAATCACTGAGGTTCAAGAAGCAGTTACAGAACTATTATCATCCTTGTGTATTGTTGATAATCAATTAACTCAGTTTATACAGGATCCTCTTGGTGCTGTTACAAGTCAATTAGATTCTTTTTTAAGTGGTGCTATTGATAAAGCAACTTTTGTAGCACAGGGAGTAGAGGATGTAATTGATAGAGTCTTCTGTAATGTTCAGGGTGTTTTGGATTCTCTTTTATCAATAATTGGAAGAGTGTCTTCTGCTCTTGATAGTCTTGGAGATGCTAAAGAAGTTATGGATGCATGGAAATCTGGTGAGCAGATATTTTCTGATGCTACTGATTTATTTGGTCAAGAGAAAATGACTCTATCTGGTTTGTTCTCTTTCTTTATGAATTTATTTGGTGGTGGTAATTGTGAGAGAAAACCTAAAGGTGGTGAAGATGATGCTGGTTGGTTCCCCTTACTTGGTGTAACACATTGTACTCCAGAAGAATTTGAAGATATTAATAAGTTTAGAGGTGATAGTAGAGGTAAGTGTGGTGATGGTCAAAGTGAAGGTAGTAAGAGTAGTGGAGGAGGTATATATGATTCTATTTTTGAAGAGGCAGATCCATATTTGACTACTGCTAAAACTTGGGTGAATGGTGCTTATGAATTATACATTGGTACTCCTGGTCGTCAATCCACTCAACAGAAGAGAGAAAATGGTACTACTTGGACATCTGTTAACATAAACAATGCACAACACCAAGAGTGGATGGCTAAGAGAAGCATTAAAGAGAGTAATCCAGATTTAACTGAAGAAGAAATTGAAGCAAAGGCTAAGGATAGTGTTAGTAATGCTACTAGTGGTAAAGGTGATACAGGTAATTTACAGGCAGATCATATTTCGTATGCTGGAACATTAACTTCAGAAGTTCATGGTGATGACTGTAAAGTTATTGATTTGGATTACTGTAGAACAGTACAGGGTGATGTTAGGTTAAAATGTACTGGAGATTTCCATCTTGAAGTGGGTGGTGCATTTCTTATGAATGCTCAAGGAGCACCTAAGCAAGTAGATAAGAAAGGTAATAAGAAGAGTGATGAAGTACAAAAGCATACTATATCATTTGGTTCTGATGTTGACTGGGGTTTCCACGGTTCAAAATTAGAATGGAATGCTTCTGAAATAAAGTTAGCAGGTCAGAAGGTATCTATTACTGGTAAAGAATGGGATAATGCATGTAAGATACAAAAAAATTCTGCTATAGAAATGGCGTTAACTGCTGATAACTCTATCAATATGTTAACAACTCATTTATTTCAACAGATTAATGAACCAGCTAAGGATCCTTTACCAGAAAAATCTGGTATTACTAGAGTCGTTAGAGGTTCGATAGAAACTACTATGTTGGATAAAGGATCTTCAAAAGATGAGATTCCAAGATATTCTATTGACAATAAGTATGGACCATGTACACTAGTATTTGGTGAGAAGGGAATGAATACTACTGTTGAGGATGAAGGTGCTTATAAGTTGGATGTTAAGGGTGGTCCTATGTCTATGGAGTGTAAGAAAAATGCCACTATTTTTGCTGATAAGGATATGACTATAGAATGTACAGAGACTATGAAGTTAATTGCAAAAGAGATCCATTTGAACTAATCTATGCTATAATATTATTATGGATGAACTACGACAACGACAACTAATAGAACTCAAGGAAATTCTTGAGGATACTGTTCAGTATTTTTGTGATGAGAACATGGTCTCTGGTGAGACTGCATGGAACATGGTAGGTGCTTTATCCGATGCGAAACTAAACGTGGAATTTACTAATGACTGACATACAAGATGTAACAGAAGAAGAGGCGGTTAGTAACCTGCCTTTTCTTTTAAGTATGACACAGAGAAATAGAACTGTTTGGCGTATACGTAGAGAAGATGGTAGTTGCTGCTTACTATCTCCTGTAATACAGTCTGGTCCTCCTGTAGATCAAGAGGTTATTGATCAAGTCGAGGAATTTAAGAAAGAACTTCTTGACACTGCTAACTAAATACCTTATACTGGTTGAGCAATAGGGCAGACTGATGCGACTCAAACGCCATGAAACTCCTAGAAAGCAGGGACGTAATATTAAGTCTCGTGCTGCGTCTGCTCGTTTGCGCCAACTTAAAAAAAGATCAAAACTATTAATAAAAAAACTTCGTAATGTATAAATTATTTCCAAATCTTGTGCATGATCTTGAAGTTCAAAATTTTCAAGATAGGAAGAAAGAACTTCAGGATTATTGTTATCGTGAAATGCATAATGACCCAGATGGGAAGATATACAGAACTAATAGGGGTGGATGGCAATCTGATGACACTTATCATTTACATGATAACCCAGTTAGAAGAGCAATTTTAGATACTTTAGGGTATTATCTTCAGAATAATAATATTTTTAAACCCAATGTCAATTTATATTTGACAGCTTGTTGGATTAATATTAATGGTAAAGGACATTTTAATATTCAACATGATCACCCATCATGTCATATGTCAGGAGCATTGTATATAAAAGTACCACCTATTCCAGAAAAATTTCTTGGTGGTGGTTCTAATAATGTATATGGTTATTCAACTACTAAAATTCAAGGTGAGGGTGTTATTGGTGGGGAGATATGTTTTGGTAATCAATTAGCATTTAATTCTTGGCAAGAGTTATATAATTATACTGATGAATTTAAAGAAAAGCATATACAATTTGGAGCATATTATATGCCACCTCAAGAAGGTACAATGCTATTCTTTCCTGCACATCTTAGACATCATGTAGAACCAAATAAGAGTGATGAGGACAGGATTTCTTGCTCATTTAATTTAGATTTAGTTCAAGATCGTGTTGAGGAACCTAGTGGATAAATAATTAAAATATCGAGAATATAATGAAATATGATTTCAAACAGAAAAGCGGCTAAAAAATTATTAAAGCTTGCCAAAGAACACCCAGACTGGTATACTAAGAAAGATGTGTTCTACGCAAAAGAGGTTAAGAGATTAACCAAAAAGAAAAAAACAACTGATTAATTATTATGGCATTATCGGCACAAGTAGAAACTGCTTTAAATGAAGCACAAGATAAACTGAGAGAAGCACTAGCTTTTGCAGCAAGAAGTGAGAAACCTTATATTAGCAAGCATATCTCTGATATGATGATGAAAATTGATTGTTTAAATGAAGTTTCTACTTTAATCGATATGGTGGAATCCAATATTGATGAGTAATGGCATGGATACAAAGAAATTGGAGCAAGCGTGAGGTTATGGATTTTCATCAACCAGTAAAACGACCTACTAAAAGTTCTGCATTATATCATCTCTTTCCAACACCAATGTATGCTGCAATGGTGGATAATTTTGATGAGATACAGTCAGAGTGTGGTAGGGCAATAGAAAATTCCAATTTTGATTATAATCCCAATTTTGGTATGACACATAAACTGTCAGCACCAAATTTTAAGACTAATATATTAGTTGATAATAAGATGACCGCATTTATGGATATGATTTCATTCCATGTGGAACAGTTTTTACAAGCAATAGAATTCAGAGAAAGTGGTTATTATGATCCAAATGATCCATTAACTTATAAAATAGTTAGTTCATGGATGACTAAGTTTGATTATCGAGATTATGCACATATCCATAATCATGGACATTGTGATATATCTGGTGTATACTATTACAAAGTAGGTGATGCTGGTACTGGTGATTTGTTTTTTCAAGCACCATGTCCTTCTATGGTTACTTCTTTTACTTATAATCATTATGCATATAAGCAATGTCAGATACCTCAAGAGGGTAAGTTGCTTTTATTTCCAGCATTTTTAGATCATGGTGTATCTACTAATGAAAGTCATAATGATAGAATGAGCTTGTCCTTTAACATACTCTTTGATAACCGATGATAGATAACGAATCAGATTTAATAGCAGAATTATTGACACTTACTGCTGAACTTAACGGTACAATGAATAGATCTACTACATATTCTAGCAGTGGAAGATCTTCCAAAAAAATTGTAATAGAGTACGACATTAAGGAGAAAAGAGATGAAAATTAAATTAGGATCAGCAGTTACTAAGATTAAGGACTGGGATAAGGCAATGGCAAAGAAAATTCAGGATAAGTTTAACTTAACTGATTACCAAATGTTATGTCTTGCTTTCGTTAAAGGTTTTGTTATTGGGGCTGTTCTTCTATGAGAGAAGAACTATTAGCATTATTGAAGAAGGATGCTTACCGTAAAGGTGAGTTTACACTATCTTCTGGTGCATTTAGTACTCATTATGTTAACTGTAAGCCAGTTACACTTAATGGTAAAGGATTGTTTTATGCTAGTTGTCTCTTACTTGAATGTATAGAGGAGGACACATATGCAGTTGCAGGTCTTACTCTGGGTGCTGACCCATTAGTAAGTGGAGTAGTGACAGTATCAGCAGCAGATGAAGTTGATCTTGATGGTTTAATTATTAGAAAAGAACCTAAAGGTCATGGAACACAATCACAAATAGAAGGACCAGTATTACCTAAAGGTGCTAAAGTAACAGTACTAGAGGATGTTACAACTACTGGACAATCTGCATTGAAAGCAGTTTATGTCTTGCGTGATGCAGGATATGTTGTTGATCGTGTTGTTACTATAGTTGATAGGAAAGATTATGATTGTCGTGCTATTATGGAACAAGAAGGATTAGACTTCATTAGTCTATTTACTATTGACGACCTTGCTAAATAGAACTGTAGCAAAACGTATGATTATTCGTGGCAACTAAGAAGATATCTCAGTTAGAAACAATATCAGACTCCAATCTTTCGGGAGAGGCAATTCTTCCTGTTGTGGTATCTGACCCATTGATTCCTAACAGGAAAGCAAAAGTAAATCAATTGATGAAAGGTGTGAGTCAGGGGTCTAAAGCTTCTCCTGGTCTATGCTTTGATTTGGATAGAGACACTGGATTGTATCAAGATGCATATAATCAAATAGGTGTTGCTTTTGGTGATGGTGGATTATATGCCACTCGTCTTGATAATGGTAATGATAGTACATCATTGTATATTACTGCTGTTGATGATGTTGTTAATAATACTGATATAGTTTTTGCTCCAAAAGGTACTGGATCTGTTAAGATAACAGGTCAGTTTTTGATTGAGGACTCTTCATTTGTACTAGAGGATTCTCAAGGTCCAAAGGTTAGATTTGAAGTAGGTAATGTTGGTACTGGTACTGCTACCAGATTAATGACATTCCCTCAAATTACTGTTGGTAATGGTACAACATTACTTGGTGATAATACCACTCAAACGTTAACAAATAAAACTATCCTTATTGATGAGGATAACTTTGTTCTTGTTGATGGTACTGAAGAAGCAATCTTCCAGATTAACTGGCCAACAACGTCAGGAACTAGAAGATCTTATTTCTTACCTGATGCTGGTGCTGTAACAACTGGTAATGAACCTACTGCTACTTCATCAACTTTACTTGATACTAAAGCAGAGCAAACTGTTCTTAATAAAACTTTAGTTACTCCTAAATTTGCTGCTAATGCTGATGATACAACAAACTGGGTTCAGTGGAATACTTCAGCATTAAGTGCAAATAGAACTCTTACTGTTCCAGATCAAAGTTTAACTTTAGTTGGTACAGAATCAACTCAAATTCTTACTAACAAGACTGTTGGTGGTTTGATTGTTGCAGATACTACAGATCCTACTAAGAGATTCTTATTTGATATATCAAATAGTAATGCTTTAACTATTGAGACTATTGAGTTTCCCCCAACTGGGATACTAAATAATGATGGTGCAAATAGCACCATAGTAACTGAGTTAGCAACTCAAGATCTAAAGAATAAAACCATTTATGGTGGTAAATTTAGACAAGTTGGTTCATCTGGTGAAGTTACTGTTAGTGTAGATAACATCACTGCTAATAGGGTAATTAGATTCCCTGATGCTGATGCTACTCTACTATCTACTGAAAACGTCACTGTTGATGATGTTACCTTTGGTGCTGGTCTCGCTGCAGCAAACCTAACTTCACGAACAAGACTACAACAATTTTTCTACGCAGGATTTTAATTAATAGCTATGGCAGATCAAGGAATTTTAGCACAATCTAAACCAGGTGCGAATACAAATACTGTTTTATATTCATCTCCAGTTGATAAATCTGCAAGCACAGTGTTGACTGTAGCGAATGATGGAACTGGGTCTGCATATAAGGTTGGTATAAAAGGTTGGGATCAAAAATTACAATTAGCAGCATCAACTTACAAGTTGCATAAAGGTGATACTATCACTGGTTATCAAGTAACTGTTAACAATGCAATGTCATCAACAACAGGTTTGACTGGTGGTACTGTTATTACAAGTGATGATTCTGAAAAGAGTATGATTTTTGAGTCATTTAATGTACCCGATATAACTACTTGGTATATTAAGGTTGCATCAATAAGACAAGTAACATTAGAATCTGTTACTGGTACTTTTGCTGTAGGTTCTACGGCAACTAAAGGAAGTGGTGGTGATACTACAACTGCAACAGTTTTTGGTGTTGTTGGAACTATCATTTATATTGGACCATCAACTATAAATGGATCTGGTTCAGAATTTGCAGATGGTGATAGTGTAACTGCTGGTGGTGCTTCTGGTACTATTTCAACTGGTGGTATTGGTGCTGCAAGTAATGATTTTATACTTTCAACTACAACTGCTGGTGGTACATATAGTTTATTCTTTGGAGATCCTTTAGAAGCATTTACTGATCGTACATATAGATTTGATGTTTCTGATGCGACTATGAGTGGTAGGGATTTTAAGATATCTACAACTGCTAATGGAGAGTGGGGACCAGATGGTATTGCTGGTAACGGTGATGATGGTACTGAGTATACTACTGGTAAAACTACCAATGGTACTGCTGGATCAGGTGGTGCTTATGTACAATATGATTGGACTGCTGGATCTAACTTAACTGTTATGTATTTCTATGATGGAGGTACAGGTACTGCTGCCAATAATGTTTATGGTGGTGCTGATAGATCAATTACTATGTCTAGTAATTTTACATATTTGACTTTTAATGCATATAATATTTCAGGAACTTGGGTTAATAGTACTGATTCATTTACTCAATCAGGAAGTACATTTACTGTAACTGCTCAGAGTGCTGGTCCTTATGGATATGTTAAAGAATATGATGGAACAACTTTGTATGTAACAAAGGGACCAGGATCACCAGATTTTGCTGCTAGTGATACATTTAAGGATTTACCTTTAAATGAACAAAGTACAAGAACTACTTGTACAGTTAGTTCTGAATTGACTGCTGTCACAGCTCTTGAAGATCAGCAATATATTGTTAATGGTGTTACCAATGGTAATAATGAAGTAGATAGAATTACTTCATTAGTCGTTGGACCTGGTGAGTCTGTAGTTATTAATAGTACTACTGCTAATAACTCATTTAGTCTCGTTGGTTTTGAAGACAATTCTACTGCATTTAGCACAAGAGTCTTCGCAGCACTCACTCCATGATCTAATAAATAACCATATAGGAATAGCGTATAAGTAATGTCACTAACTAGGTTAAAGAATATTATTACGTCCAGAACTGGACGTATTATCTACGTAAACCCTGACGATTTCGATGCCTCTGATGCTATTGATAACAGGGGTAACTCGGCATTACGTCCGTTTAAGAGTTTGCAACGTGCTTTCCTAGAGGTAGCAAGGTTCTCATATAGAGTTGGTTTAAGTAATGACGAATTTGACGCATTTTCAATTTACTTATATCCAGCAGTATATCAAATAGATAACAGACCTGGCGATATTCTTTATACAAACGTTGCACCTATTGATGAAAACTCTAACCTAGACTTAACATCTCCTAATAATGTACTCTACAAATACAATTCAATAGAAGGTGGATGTATAGTTCCCAGAGGTTGTTCTGTTGTTGGTAGTGACCTCAGAAGAACGAAAATAATTCCAAAGTATGTTCCATATCCCACAACATACCCTGCTAAGGGTATAAACACAGAAGCACAAGTACCTGCAAGAACAGCAATCTTTAAAGTAACTGGTGGTACTTACTTCTGGCAATTCTCATTCTTTGATGGTGCAGAAGAAGGTGTATATTATAAAGCAGATAGTGTAGAAACATTACCACCTAAGTATTCACACCATAGACTTACATGTTTTGAGTTTGCTGATGGTTTAAATACATTATCACAACTTATTGCTAATGGAACGGTTGCTAATGCAGATTATTCTGCTGTTCCAAATATTCTAGACAGAACAGACTTAGACATATATTATCAGAAGATATCTAAAGCATTTGCAACGATTCCTGATACTTCTGGAGATCCAGCAACTGACCAGATTCAGGCAAGGGTTGAGGAAAACAGAATTGTTGGTCCTATTTCTGATGAATATAGAGTCCTACAGATTACAAGAAACGGTCAAACTGCTACTGCTGTTACTGTTGATGAGTTTGATAACCCAAGAGATCATGGATTCTCTGTTGGTGTTAACATTAACATCTCTGGAGTTACAGGTTCAACTGGACCTCAATCAGAATTAGACTCTGGAATATATAATGGTTCATTCACTGTTACGTCTGCATCTGGTAACGTATTTACTTACCAAATGTCAGCAGAACCTTCTGGTAATGCTGTTGGTTCAAACGTAACTGTTAAGACAGAAATTGATACAGTTGACTCTGCATCACCTTATGCGTTCAACCTATCCCTACGTTCTGTATGGGGTATGAATGGTATGCATGCAGATGGACTTAAAGCAACTGGTTTCAAATCAATGGTTGTTGCTCAGTTCACTGGACTATCACTACAGAAAGACGATAGAGCATTTGTAAGATATAATGCATCAACTGGTAATTATGATGTAGCAACTGCTGGAGATGGTGCTCATTTGGATGGATTTGCTGAGTATAGAAAAGATTGGGGTCATAGGCACATTGTTGCATCTAATGATGCATTTATTCAGGCGGTCTCGGTGTTCGCTGTTGGATACTATGCTCATTTCTCAGCACATAGAGGTGCTGACATGTCAATTACTAACAGTAACAGCAACTTTGGTAATACTGCACTTAGATCTGCTGGATTTAAAGCAAAATCATTCTCAAAAGATAAAGCAGCAGCGATTACTCATATCATACCACCTAAAGCATTAAGTGTTATTTCAACAACTGGTACTGGTAATGCTGCTGGTACAACAATTACACTCGCTGATGATGGTTCGGTTAATGGACTTGTTCAAGGAGTTGCAGTTAGTGGTACTGGTATTGCTACTGGTGCAACAATCGTTTCTTTTAACACAAATACTAGAGTAGTTACTGTTTCAGCAGCAAATACTGGAACTGTTAATGGTAATGTAATATTTGGGCAAGAAACTTCTGTCAACTGGGTAAACGTTGATATTCAAAGAACTAGAGTAATTAATCAAGCACTCGCAAGTGCTGGTGGAACACCTGGAACTAGACTTTACTTATATGGTTATACTGTTGAAGCATCTCCACCAACAAGTAAAGTACAGGGTTATACAATCGGTGCTAGACAAGATGGCACAGGTGAAACTGCTGTACCTGATAAATTGAATTGTCTGTTAATTGCTAGTGGTGCTAGTGAAGCAACTGTTCAAACTGCAACAATTACTCCTTATGGACCTTCTGTCTCTGGTAAAACACCAGGTACTGATGGTTCACCATTACAATATGATGACGGTACATATACTATCGGTGGAGTAGCAGGTACTGTTGGTGGTTGGTATATTACTGTATCAGAGGTTAATAATGAAATTTACACATCAATCAACACAAATACACAATATAATAATGTAAGTTTTACTCCTACAACTTTCATTAAGAGAATTTCTGATGGTAGGGATCTTCAAGATAGAACATATCGTGTTAGATTTGTAATTGATAAGGATAAGGCAAATCCATTACCAAGAGATCCTCTATCTGGTTATGTAATGCAACCTTTGAATACTGATACTACCTCTTATGCTTTAAATAAATGTTATTATGTTTATGATATTGA